TAGGAGGAAAGATGTACGGACGAAAGATGAACGTGAAGGTGATGGATGGATCGGAGTTGCCGCGCTATGCGCACGAGGGTGACGCTGGCTTCGACATGTGCCTTACCGAGGACTGCCGCCTTGAGCCAAACGCCCGCGCCATCGTCGGCCTTGGCTGCGCGTTTGAGATTCCGAGCGGCTGTGTCGGCCTGCTCTTCCCGCGCTCTGGTCTGGCTAGCAAGCACGGCGTGACGCTCAGCCACGGCGTGGGCGTTATCGACAGCTGCTATCGCGGCGAGGTCAGCGCGCCGCTCGTCAACCTCAGCTGCGATATCGTCAACCTGCCGAAGGGCTCGCGCGTGTGCCAGATGGTCGTTGTCCCGTTCGTGCCGTGTGATCTTGTCGTGGTCGATAGCCTGACCGACACCGAGCGCGGTACAGACGGCTTCGGATCTACGGGCATTGACTAGGGTTGATGCCTTGTGGATGCCAAGGAATACTTCGAGCGCATCCGTGACGAGGTGGCTAGCATCGAGCACGCAAAGGAGATGCTAGCCCGCCTTAAGGCTCGCGAGGGAGCCAAGGCGCAGAGCTACAGCACGGGCGGCGGCGGTGGCGGCTCAGACCCTATGGATGCGATTAACGGGCGTATCGACTTTGAGGGGAGGTTGGAAAGGAGGATCGCGGACAGCCAATCCGAGGTGGACGAAGCGTGCGTGCTGCTCTACGGTGCTGACAATCGCGGCGGCTTGGCTAAGCTCAAGGGCAACCGATACGCCGACGCGCTGTGCATGGCCTATCTCCAAGCGATGCCATGGGACGAGATAGCCGATGTGATGCAGTGCTCGCGCCAATGGTGCAGGGAGCTTTGCAACGTTGGGTTCCGCTATATCGACGAGGTGGGCTTTGCCGCGCTCAAAGATATTTGAGATTGGTACTTGTCATCACTTTTCGCTTTGTGCTACATTTCGGTACGGTGGATTATCAGAAAGGGACACGGCCTTGGGTCGCGTCCCTTTTTTGTTGGGGGTCGCGCAATGGCAAAGGGCTTCTCGTATCGGTTCTACCATTCCAAGGATTGGGAACGGGCGCGAGAGCTCGCATTGCAGCGCGACGCCTATCTTTGCCAGCACTGCCTTAAGGCTGGCATCGCAACACCGGCAACGATGGTGCATCACATCATCGAGCTAACACCATCGAACATCAGCGATCCGAACATAGCGACCGACACTCGCAACCTTGTAAGTCTGTGCGACCTCTGCCACAAGAAGGTGCACGGCTGGGCAAGGCAGGGCAGCACAAGGCAAGGACTGCGCTTTGACGAGGACGGCAACTTGATTTCGCTGACATACGAAAACACAGACTGAGCACAAGCGCACAGTCAAACAAAATGACAGACAAAACAGCAGGTCACAGCTTCGAGCTATCCCCCCGGTCTAAAACCAAGGCACCCAGCATAGGGCACCAACGCCGGAAGATAGAAATTTGCGTGTGACGGGTTTCAGAACGGGGGTGGTCTTGTGGGAAGGCGAAAAGTGTGCGAAAGTAACGACCTTTTGCCGAAAGCCACGGAAAGTCCCTCGAAGAAGCGCACCGCTTCCATCGAGAGCCGATACCAAAGCGAGCTGAAAAAGCTCCAACGTCTCACCAAGGACGCGATACCGGACGAGAAGCGAAGCGCCGTACTTCCGTTGATGTCGAACATCGCGTTCCTGAAGGTCAAGCTTGACGAAGCCCGTCGCGAGCTGATGTACGAGAGCATCTTTACTGCATATGACAACGGCGGCGGTCAATCAGGTCTGCGGGAGCATCCGGGTTTCAGCGCCTATAACAAACTGTTCACGACGTTCTCACGCGGCATCAAGCAGCTCACCGACATGATGCCGTCCGGCAGCACCGCAGGCGATGCGCTCATCGACTACCTCAATGAAACGCGCTTCGGCGGCTAAGAAGCGAAGCGGCGCTGGTCGCTGCGAGCAAGCGATACGAAGCTACTTCGGTGGCATCATCAACGGTGAGATCACTGCTTGCGAGAAGATGCATCAGCTCGCGGAGCGCGTGCTGCGCGACCTTGACAACACCGATCCGCTCTATCCGTACCATTACCGCGAGGAATTCGCGGCAAAGCACGTTGTATTCATCGAGACGTTTTGCAGGCTTCCGAGTGGCAAGCTTGGGCGTAAGTTCAAGCTCGAGCTTTTCCAGCTGGCCATTCTGTCTGTAATCTACGGTTTCGTCGATGCGGAGGGTGTGCGCCAATACCGTGAAGTCCTTTGGATTATGGGGCGAAAGAACGGCAAGACCGCTCTCGCGTCTGCAATCGAGCACGACTTGCTCATTAACGATGACGAGGGCGCACCGGAAGTCTACAACGTCGCCACGGCTCACGATCAGGCGGCGAAGGGCTTTAATAACGCTTGGAGAATGGTTCTGACCTCGCCGGCGCTGGCAAAGCACGTGCGGAAACGCGTGAGTGACCTTTACTGCGACCTCAACATGGGGTCAATCAAGGCGCTTTCCGCCAACACGAATCACCTTGACGGCTTGGACATCTCAGGCGCTATCGTTGACGAGCTCGCAGCCATGCGAAACCGCGACCTCTACGACCTGACGATTCAGGGCATTTCCGCACGTAGGCAACCGCTTGTTCTGGAGATAACGACCAACGGTTTCGTGCGCGGCGGCATTTTCGACGCGCAGTACGAATACGCTGCCAAATGGCTGAACGGCGAAGCATCTGGAGAAAAAGCCGAGCATTTCATCGCCTTCATTTTCGAGCTTGACGATCGCGAGGAATGGAAAGACGAGAAGTGCTGGATTAAGGCGAATCCCGGGCTTGGAACAATCAAGTCCCTGAAATCGCTCAGGGAAAACGTCTCCAAGGCACTCGATGACCCGACATTCTTGCCGACGCTGCTGGTAAAGGACTTCAATCTCATCGAGAACCAGAGCCAAGCTTGGCTCAAATGGTCTGAGATACACAACGAAGCAACGTTCGACCCGTCCGACGGGTCTTTTTCTTATGCAATTCTCGGCGTGGACGCTTCGGACACGACTGACCTAACTGCGGCGTGCCTGCTGATGATGCGCCCGAACGACGAGCATATATACGCAATGCACATGGCGTGGATTCCGCTTCGCGCCTTGGAGCAGGCGGAAGCCGAGGGGCGGCGTGGAGGTCGAGACGGCGTGCCATACGATGCCTGGATTGCCCGCGGGCTGCTCAGAACGTCGGCAACGCCGATCATCGACAAGCGCGACGTGCTTGATTGGGTCACTGAGGTTCAGGAAAAGTACGGCATCTACACGGTCGCATGCGGCTATGACCCGTGGCATATGCGAGATGTTCCGACTGTCGAAGCGTACGAGGGCTATTTCGGAGCCGATAACTTCAAAAAGGTAATACAGGGTGCGCAAACCTTGTCCATGCCGATGAAGGAGCTTCGAGCGCTTTACAAGGAAAATCGCATCGTCGATAACAAGAACCCTATAGCGGAATGGTGCCGCTCCAACGTGATGATCAGAAACGACGCGAACGGCAACATTTCGCCCGACAAGAAGAACCAAGACCCGCGCAACCGCATTGATGCTTGGGCGGCAGAGTGCGATGCATTCGTTGTGCTCAGAGACATGATGGATGACTACCAAAGCATGATTGGAGGTTAAAACGTGCGAAAACCAACGCTTTTCCGATCGATGTTCGATGCCGTGTTTCATAAGCCGATCATGCAGGCAGTCGATGGCTATTTTCAGACGTTCACGGCTTACTCACCGCGTTTCACATCGTGGTCTGGCGGTATCTACGAAGCCGAGCTGACGCGCTCCATAATCGAGCGAAACGCAGACCATGCTTCAAAGCTCCGTCCCGAGATTTCAGGAACGGCGCAACCGCAATGGACGCGCTCTTTGCAGTGGCAACCGAACCCGTGGATGACAACGCCGCAGTTCTTGCATCGCGTCTCAACGATACTTGACGTTTGCGACACGTGCCTGATCGTCCCTGTTGACGGCGGGGATGGAATCACGTCCGTCGGCTATTACCCAGTGCTGCCAAGTCAGTGCGAAGCCTACGACGTTGACGGCGATTTGTGGCTTGAGCTCCGTTTTCCAGGCGGCGATAAGACCTTGATTGAGTGGTCGCGCATTGGCGTTATGACGCGGCATCAGTTCAAGAGCGATTTGTTCGGAGACGGTACTAACGTGCTCAATCCGACGCTTGACTTGATTCACGCTCAAGAGGAAGCCGAGAAAACAGCTATCGAGCAGGGCGCGGCGGTGCGCTTCATCGGCAAGCTTTCGCAAAATCGAAACCCGGAAGACACGAAGAAGTCTGCCGAGCGATTTAACAAGCAGTTGGGAGCGTCGAACGCGGGCGGTATTGTCGTTTACGACAACAAGTATCAAGAGGTCAAGCAGATCGCGCCACAGAACTACACCGTTGACGCTGCGCAAATGGAGCGCATAGAAAAAGCAGCCTATCGTTTCTTTGGATCAAGCGAAGACATCGTTATGAACCGAGCCGACGAGGACACGTACAACGCCTTTTATGAGGGACGTACTGAGGTCTTCGCTATCCAGCTCGGGTACGTGCTCACGTCGATGACGTTCACGCCGAACGAGATCGCCCACGGCAACTCGATTATGTTCAGCGCGAACCGCCTTGAGTTCGCGAGCAATCAAACGAAGCTCAACGTTTCGACGGCGCTGTTCGACCGAGGGATTTGGTGCGGCAACCAAGTTGCCGAGGTCTTCCAATCGCCGAGCTATCCGGGCGGCGAGCGCCACGTGATTCGCGGCGAGTACATCGACCTCGACCTAATCAGCCAGCACACATCCGAGCAGGCTGCGGATGCTGCCAAGACTAATGCGAACATCGCAGCGATAGACGGCAAGAAAGACGGTGGTGAAGATGCCAGCCAAACCGAATGAGCGCCAATACCGCGCAATGCCAGTCATGGTGCGAGCGCTTGGCGCTGATGATGGGAAGCGCGAGAAGCGCTTCGATACCGAGTACTACGTTGAGGGATACGCTTCGACATTCAATGACCCTTACGTGCTGTTCGAGGACTTCGACGGAAACGAGTACCGTGAGATTATCGATCCTACGGCTTTTGCCGATGCGGACATGACTGACGTAATCATGCAGTTCGACCATTCCGGCAAGGTTCTCGCGCGAATGAGCAACGGGACGCTGATTGTCGAGCCTGACGAACACGGGCTGTTCGTCGCTGCCGACCTGTCGGGTTCGCAGGCGGCACGCGACCTTTACGAAGAGATTACCAACGGGCTTGTTACCCGCATGTCGTGGGCTTTCATGATTGCGGCAGACGAGTACGACCGCGAAACCCGAACAACGACTATCACCCGCGTTAAGAAGGTCTACGACGTGAGCGCCGTGAGCCTGCCGGCAGACCCGAACACGGAGATTAGTGCAAGAAACCTGCTCAACGGAGTGATTGAGCAGTCGCGCAGGGAGTTTGCGCGAAGAAAGGCCGCGTTGCTTCGAGCAAAGGCGTGCCTGGCAATTACCAATGCGAAGAAAGGTAACTAGCAATGACACTTGATGAACTTCTTAACGACCTGCAAGCGCTTGTCGACAAGTATTCTGATGGTACTGATCCGACGGAAGAGGATGCAGCCCGCATGGCCGAGCTGACTGAACAGATTAACGAGCGCACCGCCCAGACCGCACAGGCGGCGCAGGCTCGCAACGCCGCCGTCGCGAACGCCCGTGCCGCCATCGACGCAGGCCGCGCGCAGCGTGTGGATTCCGTGCCGCTGGCGCGTTCCGCCAACGTCGCTGGCATTCCCGGCGCTGCATATGACGTGACCGATTACGACACGGCTGAGCGCCATGCGTGGGCTAAGGGTCTTGCCGAGCGCTCCGGCATCAAGCTCATCGGCGGCACCGCGCTTACCGATGTCGAGCGTGCCGCTCAGCGCCACGCAATCGAGCAGCGAGCCGAGTTCACCATGACCACGGCCAACACCGAATCCATCGTTCCCGTGGCCGTACAGAACGAGATCATTTCCCTTATCGACAATACTGCCGTTCTCTTCGGTGACATCAGCCGAACGAACATGTCTGGTCAGGTCGAGTTCCCGCGCCACAAGTCCATCAAGAAGGGCGATGCGGCCAAGACCGACGAGGGCGAAGCCCCTACCGATATCGAGGAAAATGACTTCGATACCGTGCCGCTCGTAGGAACGGAGATTAAGAAGACCGTCGAGCTGTCACGAAAGATGGCAACGCAGTCGCTTTCCTGCTTCGAGCAGTACATCATTTCCGAGGTTTCTGCACGTCTCTCCGTCGCGTGCAACGCATTCGTCCACGAGAAGCTCGCCGATGAGACTTACGGCATCGCGACCGCTAACAAGATTCAGACGGCGGCAGTAAAGAAGCTTACCAAGGCCGACATCGTGAAGATGCTGAGCCTGCTTCGCTCTTACGGCAACGCAGCGGCTAAGGGAATCATCATCTACGCCAATAACAACACCATCTGGAACCAGATCGCCATGCTTGAGGATGCCAACGGTCGTTCTTATTTTGCAAACGAGGCTACCGATGACCCGACGGTTCAGGGTCGAATCTTCGGCAAGGTTGTAAAGCAGGACGATTCAATCGCCGACAACGTGATTAAGGCCGGCTTCCCCGATTTGTTCAAGGGCAACATGTTTGATGGCCCCGACGTTACGCCTTACGTCCAGCCGCGAACCCAGAAGCGCTGCTTCGACGGCTATGTTCTGTTCGACGGTGTTCTTGCTGTCCCCGAAGCGTTCGCACAGCTCACTATCAAGCAGGCTTAAGGAGGTGGCGCGGCATGGCCGCAAAGGCTAAAGGCAAGCTGCTGGATGCGTGCCGCGCCGCGCTTCGCATCCCGGCTTTCGTAAACGACTACGACGAAGAGATTTCAGACGTAATCGAAGCCGCCCGCGCCGAGTTGGTTGCGGGCGGCGTATCGGATGCCAAGGCGAACGACGATTCGGACGGGCGTGTCCGGCTCGCGATAAAGGTTTACGTCAAGGCGAACTTCGGCATGGACAATCCGGACGCCGAGCGCTTCATGAAGGCGTTCGAAACCATGCTTACGAGCATGAGCGGTGATTCGGCGTACAACGGCGGTGATGCCGCATGAGCGGCTGGGCTGGCATCTGTACGCTGATCGCCACGGTATCCGAGCGTGACGAGATGGGGGTATCGCACAAAAAGGAGCGGTGCCGCCGTGTTCCCTGCAACGTGTACGGCATCAGCCAGACGGCGTATTACACCGCCGCGCAGGCCGGAGTTAAGCCGCAGGCCGTCATCACGGTACGCGCGTGCGCCTACAGCGGTGAAAGGCTCTGCGAGTTCGGCGGTATCCGCTACGCCGTCGATTCGGCGGTTGTGGCGAACGTCGACAATGTGCGGCTTACGCTGGTCGAGAAAGTAGGCAACCGGTGAGCGGGATAAAGATTGACCAGCTTGAATCGATTATCGTCAACAGCATCGAAGAGGTTATCGAGGACAACGAAGGGATCTTGCAGGGCAACGTCAAGGCCGCTGGCAACAAGGCGGTTCGCCTTCTGAAAGAGCGAAGCCGGAAGAAGAAGCGCCACGGCGGAAGCTACGCAAGGGGATGGTCTGCCGACGTTAAGAGCGAAGCGACCGGCACCACCTGCGTTGTTCACAACAGGCAGTATCAGCTTACGCATTTGCTTGAGAACGGCCACGTTATCAAAAACCAGCACGGAAGCTATCCGGGCAGGGTCGAAGGAGATCACGTTATCGAAGGCGTTTACAGGGAAGTTGCCGCTGAGTTCTCCAAGGGGGCGTAATGAACAGCCTTAAAGACCTGGCACAGCTTCTTGATGCATTCGGCCTGCCGTGGGCTAACGGCGGTTTCCGCGATGGAGAGTTTCCCACACCTCCGTATATCGACATCGAAGCAGGTTACGGCGATGGCGTGAGCGCAGACAACGTGGGATGGTGCCGCTGGATGCCCTACGATGTGGCGCTTTACGTTCGAGAGCGCGACTACGAGCTTGAGAAGCGATTCGAAGCGGCGCTCGATGCCGCAGAGTTTAACTACAACAAGACGGTAACGCCGCTTGACGGTGACGAGCTGGTTGAGACGGCTTACGAAATCGACGTTACCGAATGATGAAAGGAGCCGACATGGCGCGAAATGGATTCTTCGGTGTTAAGAACGCGCACATCGCGCGTTTTACCGACGAGGACACGTTTACATATGAGAAGCCTGTCCACATCCCCGGCACGGTCGAAATCAAGGTCGATCCGTCCATTGAGCAGGCAACGAGCTACGGTGACAACGAGCCGTGGCTGGACAAGTACCAGGACAACGGCGGTTCCATCACGTGGTCGCTCTACGATATCGAGAGCACACCTGAGCTGCGCGAGCTTATGGCCGACATCAACGGATTCGACATCGACGAGAAAGGCCGCGTGCTGGCAACGTCGGGCAAGACCCCTAAGCCGTTTGCGCTCTTGTTCGAGCAGCCAGGCCACTCCGTCGGAAGGCGTCGATGCATCTATAAGTGCAAAAGTAAGCCCGTCTCCATTGATGCCAAGACGCTTGAAGAGAAGCCCGACATCACGCAGCTTGATTACGCGCTTACGTTCCGTCCTGTCAAGCTGCCGAGCGGCTGGCGCGGCAGCTACATCGACACATATGGCGATATTGACGGTTACGACAAATTCTTCGAAGAGGTAGATACTGCCGTCACGCCAAAGACTGTTAGCGAGGACGCGTAATGGACGGCGGGATCATCGAGGTAGGCGGAGTTGAGTATCCCGTCGCTTGCAACGCCTTTACACCTATTGTGTACTCGCGCGAGTTCTTCGTTGAGCGCAAGGACGGGAGCCGCCGCCCCAAGGACATCAACGAAGCCATTTCCGTTGTTCTTGATGTCTCGGCAGCGTCGAATATTCCTCCTATAGTGCCACTGCTTGAGATTTTCTACGCCTGCGCGAAGACGTACAACGCCACGGCAAAGGAGAAGACAGATCTTGGCAAGTCCTTTGAGGATTGGGTTTGCGGCTTCCCGCAATCTGAATTCGACCTTGAGCGCGAAGGCGGTTGGGCATCTGACGTGATGCAGATCATCAAGGACAACTTTTTTCCGAACGCAAAAGCGGACGTGGAAGCCGCGGCCTCCGAAGCATCAGATGCCGCCGCTTCCGCCGGAGCTGGAGAGTAGCTGCGACACACTATATATCTATTCTTGCCAGCAGGCTGGATTGAGTATCCAAGACCTGCACACGCTGTCTTATGCGCAAGTGCAAAATCTTATTGATATATACAGCTTCGTCAACGATGCCGTGGCGTATGCCGAGGATGACGAGCAGGCGCGGAAGGGCGAAGTGGCCTTCTGGTCTGGACTGTGAGCGTAAAGCGCCAGCGCACCTATGCGGTGCGCTGTTCTGTGCGCTCATTTCTTTCATTGACAACTGAAAAGAGGTGGAACAGTGGCTGTCACGTACAAAGGTCTGACTATCAAGTTCGGCGGAGATACGACCGAGTTGCAGAGCGCGTTGAAAAGCGTGCAGAGCACGGCGAAGGATACGCAGGGCGCGTTGAAGGACATCAATCGCGCCCTGAAATTCGATCCCGGCAACACGGATTTGCTCGTAGAGAAGGAAAAACTTCTCAATCGAGCATACGGCGAGACGAAAACGAAGCTCGATGCATATAAAGCAGCGCTCGCGACACTTGATGAAAAGAAGCGTAGCGGCGCGGCACTCACCGAGCGCGAGGAAGCGCAGTACTCGAGCCTTAAGGCTCAAATTGCCATTTGCGAGAACCAGCTCGAGAGCTATTCCGACGATTTGAAAAGCGTCAGCCGCGAAGCCCAGGCATCGAAGAGCAGCCTTTACCAGTTCGGTCAGACAATTCAGGAAAACAGCGATAAGCTGGAAAAGGCCGGCAAGGGTCTAGAGACTGCCGGAAAGACGATTACCGGTGCCGTCACCGGCACCGCCACTGCGCTTGTCGGGCTTGCCAGCAGCCAGGAAGAGCAGATCGAGCAGACGCATCAGCTGGACGCTGCCTGGAGGGATGCAGGCGGCACGTCCGAGCAGGCGCGAAGCTCCTATACCCTGTTTTATAAGCTACTTGGCGAAGAGGACACCGCGACCGAAGCCGCACAGAACCTGTCACGCTTGACCACTAACCAGCAGGAACTGGACAAGTGGAGCAACATCGCCGCAGGCTCGTTCTCCAAGTTCGGCGATGCATTGCCGCTCGAAAACCTCGTGGAAGCATCGCAGGAGACGGCGCACACCGGCACCGTCACCGGCGGTCTTGCCGATGCCATCAACTGGGCAACGGCAAGCAACGAGCAGTGGAGCGCGGCACTCTCCGGCAACCATGCGGCACAGCAGGCTTTCAACGACCAGATCGCTCAGGGCGCTACCAAAGAGGACGCTTTCAATGCGGCGCTTGCCGCCTGCGGTGACGAGCAGGAGCGTTCCTCGCTTATCACGCAAACGCTCGATGGCCTTTACGGCAACATTGGCGAGACGTACCAAGAGACTAATAAGACGATGCTCGACACGCGCGAAGCGCAGGCCGAGCTAAACCAGAAGATGGCCGAAGCCGGCGAAGCGGCCATGCCCTTCAAGGAAAAGGCTCTCGAGCTTGGAACGACCCTGCTTGAGAAGGTAACGCCGGCGCTCGAGGGCGTTAGCGACTGGTACAAGTCCCTAACGCCAGAGCAGCAGGACATGGCAACAAACGTCGTTTTGGGGACGGTCGCGTTCGGCGGGCTCACGACGGGCATCGGCAAGACGCTCCAAAAGGGCATCGAGATCGGACAGACGTTCAAGGACGTTGCCGGTGGCTTCGCTTCCCTCGCAGGCAAGTTCGGCGAGGGCGGCGGTGCTATAAGCACGGCTGCAACGGGCTTCGGCGGCATCGCCGAGAAAGCTGGCGGCTTGGCATCGACCCTTGGCGGCAAGCTCTCTACAGGGTGGACATCGTTCACCGGATTGATCGCAGCAAACCCAATCTTGCTTGGCGTGGCTGCGGTTGCCGCTGCCGTCGCTGGCCTTACGTGGTTCTTCACGCAGACCGAGACTGGTAAACAGCTCTGGTCTGACTTCACTGGCTGGATTTCAGAAAAATGGCAGGGCGTGCAGGATTTCTTCGCAGGAGTGCCGGAATTCTGGTCTGGGATTTGGGACGGGATAACCGGAAAGGCCGAAGAGGTCAAGAACGGCCTTTCGGAGAAGTTCGAAGGTATAAGGCAAGGCGCGTCCGATGCTTGGGAGGGCTTGAAGGCCAATGCGTCCGATGCTTGGGAGAATCTGAAATCCAACGCGTCTGAAAAATTCGGCGCTATCAGGGATTCAATCCAAACAGACATGAACACCGGTCAGATTGTCGGTTCTTCGGCTTCAAATGCCCTGAAAGCCGCCCTGAACGGTGATTGGGACGCGGCGAAGTCGCAGACCGGTATCGCTTTCCAGGCTATTCAAAGCAACATCCAGACGAAGATGAACAATGCGAAGGATAACGCGATAAACGCTGGCAACGCCATCGGCGAAAAGCTGGGGTTCCCCGGTCTTGGAAGCAAGGTCGCTGGCGTTTTCTCGAACATCAAGAGCAGCATCACTTCGCCGATCAACGATGCCTGGAACTTTGTCAGTAGCATCCCCGGCAAGATTCAGGGGGCGTTCAGCGGGATTCACATCAGCTTGCCGCATATCAACATGCCGCATTTCAGTGTCAGCTGGCGTGACATCGGTGGTGTTGTGAAGCTGCCGTCAATCAGCGTCAACTGGTATGCAAAGGGTGCGTCCTTCGACAAGCCTTCAATTATCGGCGTTGGCGAAGCTGGACTTGAGCACGTCGCGCCCGACGCCAAGCTGCGCACAAGCGTCAGAGAGAGCGTCGAAGCGGGTATTTCTCGCGTGCTCGACCGCCTAAGCGGCGGCTTCGGTGGCGGAGTCCAGGTGAGTGTGACCGTCAATGCCACCGTTGCAAACAGCATGGACGCATACACGACCGGTCAGCAGATCGGCGCTGGTATTGCCAGCAGGTTAAAGCAGAAGGGGGTGCCCGTTGGAGCTTAAGCGTAAGCGAAACCAAAGCGACAGCATCGTTTTCAACGGGCACGACCTGTCGAAGCTCGTCTACTGTAAGGTGCGCCGCCCAATCATGGCGGACGTTTCGGCGAGCTTCGAGGATGCGCCCGGGCGGCACGGCGAATACTTCAAGAACGCCCGCCGCGCCGGTTACGATTTGCAGATTGACATGTGGATTCGCACCGAGCACCGACGCGAGGTCGCAAAGGCACGGCATAAACTGGCGGCGCTGCTCTGGTCTGACGAGCCAGCGCCGCTTTATTTGCCTGATGACCCTACGCGTTATTTGATGGCGATCGTCAGCGGTGCAACCGACCTTGACGAGATTACCGATGATTGCCCACAGGCAACCGTTACGTTCCACATTGGCGACCCCGACTATTACGGTCAGCATCGCCGTATGGATATGAGCGGCGCAGCATCGTTCGCCGTCGGCGGCACGCTGCCTGCGGCGCTCACCGTGACGGCCAAGCCCGGCGCTTGCAGCTCTTGGCGCATCACCAACACCGACACCGCCGAGTTCGTTGAGGTTGTCCAGCCGTTGACGGCTTCGAGCGTCGTTCGCATGGACTTCGACAAAGAACATGTGACTGTTAACGGCTCAATCGCTCAGCTCAACATCATGAGCGACTTTTTCAGTGTTAAAGACCGTGCGCATATCAAAATATCTAGCGGCGCCGCGACGTTGGAATGGGAGGAAAGATGGCTTTAACCAAGAAGGTCAACTTCACCCGTTTCAGCCGTTTCGGCGCGAATCTCGGACGGCTCACCTACACCGCAGCGACACATGAGGACGCCACGGACGGCACCGACGAGCTTAAGATCAGGTGCGACGAGGATTTAGGCAAGGGTGAGTACCTTGTTTGGGTTGACCGCCAAGGCGTTGTGCATGAGCACATTGTCGACGAGATTGAGCGACTGCACGATGACAACGGCAAGCCATATACCAGCATAACGTGCATCAACTCCATCAACGAGACGTGGGATGACTATATCGAGGACAAGCGACCGTCCGGCAGCGTGGCTGTGGCGCTCACGTCAATACTCGCTGGCACCCGTTGGGAGGTTGGCGCTTGCGACCAGCCCGGCAGCGCTTCTCACACCTTCTATCACGTAAGCGTTCGCGAGGGCTTGAGCAACCTACTCAAAATATGGGGCGGTGAACTTGAAACCGTCATCGTGACGGATGGCGTGCAGGTCACGCATCGATACGTACGCGTAGTGGCTACGCGCGGCAACCAGCAAAGCCCGAAGCGATTCACCTGGACTAAAGACCTCATAAGCATCAAGCGCAAGACCGGCAGCGCCAACCCAAAGACGAGGGTTTACGGTTACGGCAAGGGTATTGAGACAGATGGCGGCGGCTATGGCCGACGCTTGACTTTCGGCGATATAAACGGCGGCAAAGATTACGTCGAGGATGCCGACGCGACCGAAGTTTGGGGACATCCCGACGGCAGCGGCGGCATCGCGCCTGCGGTAGACGTTTACGTTAACGAGCAATGCGAGGACGCGGCTCAACTTCTTGCCGAGACGAACGATTACCTTGAGCAAGCCAAAACGCCGACCGTCTCTTATGAAGCAAGCGTGATTGACCTATTTGCTTTCGGTCGAGATTGGGAAGGCGTTGCTGTCGGCGATTGCGTGGCGATCATCGACAAGGGCTTCTCCGCTGCGGGAATCAGGCTCAAGGGGCGCGTCTCGAAGCTGATCCGCGACTTGGTGACCGGCGATGCCAAGGTGACGTTCGGCAACCTAACCGATGATCTGGCCGACATCTTCCAGTCGGTGGCGCAGCAGCTTAAGAGCGGCAGCAACCAGCGGGCTAACTACGATGCGGCGGCTGGCACGTCCGTCTCGTGGCTCAACCAGCTCATGGCGGCGCTCAACAAGGCGTTCAATGCCGTCGGCACCTACAAGGTCGAGACGTTCGAGCTTGGCGTGATTTACTCAAACGTGCCGCTGGATGCCGTAACGGGTGTCCCGCTCAAGTCAACGTCCGGCATGTGGGCGGTAAACATCAATGGCATGGGCATCCGCCTTGCCGCGTCGCTTGCAAGCGACGGACAGTGGAATTGGCGAACGTTCATCACTGGCGCTCAGGTCAGCGCCGATTGCATTAACGCCGGCACGATGCGAGCAGACCGCATCCGCGCTGGCCTGCTCACCGATGATGTTGGAAAGAATTTCTGGGATTTGACCACCGGAGATTTTAGCTTGTCTGCCGGCGCGACTGTTGGCAGCAAGCAGATCGCCACGACAGATGCCGTAATTTCATCCGTCGATGTCGAGTACGCGCAAGGTATCTCGCGTACCGAAGCACCGAAAACCGGATGGCAGCCCGAAGCGCCCGTATGGGTCGAGGGGAAGTACATCTGGACTCGGACGAAGACTGTCACACAGTCCGGCGAGATTTCCTATTCAGATCCAGCATGCATTAGCGGTGCGGACGGCAAGCAAGGTGTAACCGGTAGGGGAATCAAATCCATCGTCGAGCAGTACTACCTATCTTCAAGCGATTCTTCGCAAGTCGGCGGTAGCTGGAGCGAAAAGCAGCCTGCCTGGAGCAAGGGAAAATACATCTGGACTCGCAGCAAGGTCGCTTGGAGTGACGGAGCCGTAAGCTACACGACGCCTTGTCTCGCCAAGGCAATCAATGGCGCGAACCAGATGGCCGGAAACGGCATCGCATCCAGCGTCAAGCTCTATGCGAAGAACCAGAGCGATACGGTTCCGCCAATCAACGCGCAGAACCCTGAGCTTGGATGGTCTGAGACATTGCCGGAATGGAGCAACGGCTATTACGTCTGGTCTATGGCGCGCGTCACGCTCGGTGACGGCTCCGTTCGCCACACGACGCCGATGCTTGAAAGTGCCTACAACAAGGCATACCAGAGCTCATACGATTTCACCGAATCGCTGACTGGCCTTGACGGCACCGTGCAGGAACTGGCTAAAGACGGTGTGGTAACAACCGCCGAAGCGGCGGCAGTGAAGAAGGCCATGCAGGCGGTCGACAAGGAGCGCGAAGAGCTCACAAGCCAGTACAACTCGCTGAAATCCAACAAGTCACTCAATGCGCAATTCCTCGCACAGGTACTCGCGCCTAAATACACGGCTGCGTTCGGATCTACCGAAGAGGGCGGTGCCTACAGCGATTACGCCGACAAGGTGAACGCGGTTCTGGAGTGCAAGACGGCAGACGCGCTCAAGGCGGCAATGTACGAATACGACGCGTCATACGGCTCGTACTCGTCAGCAGTTAAGGATTACACTTCGGCGGCGCGTGCGGCTCAGCATGCCATCGAGCAGCAAGACGCTTCTGACTACGCGAACGGCATCCTCAGCGGCTACGACGAGCAGCTGACCCAAAAGGAGATCTTCAACCGCCTGACGAGCAACGGCGCGACTCAGGGCATCTTCCTCAAGGACGGCAAGGTCTATATCAACGCGACATACATGTCTGCCGGAATCATCGCCGATGCCACAGGCCGCAATTCCTGGAATCTCAAGACCGGCGAGCTCGTGACAAATTACATGAGCGCGAACAACATCACCGCCAAGGGCACGTTTCGCTGCGGATACGACAGCTACTACACGCTTCTCAACAACATGGGTCAGATGTCGGGATTCCGTAAGAAATCCGGCGCGTCAAGTGACTCGCAGGTCGGTTACATCGACTTTTCTTCATCGATGAAAGATTTATCTGACAACAAGGTTCTATACGGGCTTCAGATGCAGGCCGAAGGAAGTCTTAGGATTTCCGTTCCGAAGATCTCGGTGTCTAACTCGGCAAGTACGAGCGTAACCACAACCAACGCCATTACATCCAACGTAACCATGAAGTACATCAGTCAGATACAGGACAACGGCAATGGATCAATCACCTGGTGGACATCGACAAGGAACATCGATTTCGTAAATGGAATCTGCACACTTTGCAATTTTGATTAGGAGGTCATATGGCACAGATCACACATTACATGGTGCATGATCCGGTGGGTAACACCGAGAGCTATCTGACGGAGTTCGACGCCGAGTTCATTGCACGCGCGGCAGCGGCAAACATCGTCTTCATTGCCGTCTACGATGACGGCACGCGTGAGGTTGTTGACAGCAAGGACGTGGTTAAGCCGAAATCCGCCGACGAGCCGTTCACGCTCGTGACTCCGGTATACGTTGATGACCGAACCGATGCCACGGTTGCATGCTTCGATGCCCTGGCTGCAATCGTCAACCCTTCAGTCGCGGTGGCAGCAGAAGACGGTGATACCGAAGTGCAGACAGATCCGGTTCAGGCTTTCATGGCGGCGCTCGAGAAGCTGCGAGCGCTAAAGTCTGGCGGCGATGCGCAATGAACACGCAGACAATCGAGCTTGACGTGAACAAGCGCGGATGCGGCAACAACTGCGTTCGAATCGCGCAAGGCGAGGACGGCGGAACAACCATCAAGGCGCTTATCTACGACAACGGCGTGGAGTTCGCACTTGCTGGCTATACGGCGTACCTGGTTGCACGTCTGCCCGATCGCATCCACTACTACAAGGGAACCGCGACGGTTTCCGGCAACACCGTAACGCACGTCTGCGAGGAATCGAAGTTGGCGTGCGTGCCAGGCTATACCGACGAAGCCTATTTCGAATTCACAAACGGCTCGCATACGGTGCAGACCGAGCGCTTCGCGCTGGACATCATGCGCGACGCCCGCGAGGGAAATACTCCGGCGAAGTCATGGGACAACGCAGTAGAGGCGCTTGAGAAGCGAGCCGAAACCGCCGTCACCAAGGGAGAGCAGGCCGTCACCGATGCGGGCAAGGCGTTGAATAACGCCAACGCTGCGGTCAACATCTGCAAGAGCGCCACGGACGCGGCCAACACCGCGACGGGCAAGGCGAACGCCGCGACAAAGAGCGCCACAGATGCCGCTTCTGCCGCAAATACAGCCAAGGCGAACGCCGACACCGCAACCAATACGGCGAACGCCGCGACAAACGCGGCTAACGCATCCAAGGACAGCGCGGATCGTGCGGCAGCGGACGCTCGTAAGGCCGCCGAGGAAGCTCGCGGCTCGATCAGCCCTGACAAGCGCATCTATCTCGCCTACGACAGCGCTGGCGATACGGATTACATAACACTAGTCGATACGGAGGATTAGGCATGAGCAAGACGCACATCGCCGATCACGAAACACTTGAGCGCGTCGCAATCGCGCTTGAATCAATGGTGGCGGCTTCCGTCCCCATTTTTAATGACGAGACAGGGCGCTACACCAACTCTTCTATCGCCGCCTGGCTCGCAAAGATGCGAGACGGCAAGAACTACGGCGTGAGCATCCCGAAGGGCAGCTCCACTGCCTGCACCAAGACCGGCGCGAACGCCGGCATCGCCAACCCCAAGCCCGGCGTCATCGGGCGCGCGGCAATCGACCCGTACGTCAACCAAGGCGCGTTCTTCTTCGTGGAAGTCAACGGCGGCGTGGATGCCGACGGCATGCCCTACGTCACCGCAATCGACGGCGATGGCCGCTTCTCGCGTCTCGACGATACGTGGGTCTTGACACCTGTGCTCTACACGCTCGAGACCGAGACCGATGACGCGGTGAACCTCACCGTCTCGGACACGCGCCAGCCGGGCATGAAGCGACAGCCCGCCGCACTGCTGCCGAACGGTGCGCAGCGTCCTTATATGTTGTATGCAAAGTATGCACTGTCGGTCGACGCCGACGGCAAGCCGCGAAGCGTGAGCGGCGCACAGGTAAAGCGCTTCGTAAGCCACGATACCGGCGTCTCGCTCATGAAAACGGCAACGACGGGTGATTCATTCAAGACCGCCGCCGATGACTGGTATGTCAAGGCCATGTTCCTCTTGAAGTATGCCACCAAGAACAGCCAGAGCGTGTTCGCGGGCTGCACGGGATACGACGTACAGATGAGCCCGACCGTGGCAGAGAGCAACACCACGCGCGTCGTGGTCGCTAAGGAGAAGGCCGATCAGATTCTTATCGGCTCTTCGATGATTCTTGGAACACATACAGGCACGTCGACCGACCGTAGCAATGGCTACAACTATGACGTGTTTGATTCCGCGACCGTTATCAAGAAGGTCGATGTCGACGCATCGAACACCGCCATCTACTTCGACGTCGCGAAGCCGTTCACGACTGCAACCACATACCTTTTGAGCACCGTCCCGTGGAGGGCTGGTGCTTGCGATGCGGTTGAGGGCGACGGATCGCCGACGAGCTGCACGGACGGAAAGCAGCCATTTGTCGTCCAGGGTATCGAGCTCGGCCTTGGAATGCTTGAGGTTCTTGGAAACGTCCTAATCCAGTACACAGGTACTGGCGCGGTCGTTTACGTGAACCCGGACACTAAGAACGAAAAGGCCGGCAGCTCACCGGACAGCGCGCTGTCTGCCGGGGCTTTTCCCGGACAAGCAGCTGAGGGGTGGAATTACGCTCTTTACTGCAAGACGGTCAACGGCCTGATGATTCAGCAGGGAACGGGTGCGTCGACTTCTGTTGGCATCTGCGACGGCAACTACAAGGTCGCGGACACTACCGTCGGCTGGAGAGAGTGGCTTTCCCTTGGCAGCTTGTGGGACTGGGGCTATGCTGGCCTTTGGTGCGTCTACGGCGACAACGGCTCCGGCGGCGCCTGGTGGAGCATCGGTTCGCGCCGCTCTGCCAATGGTCGCTCTAGGGGTGAAGCGGCGTAAGCCGCGAGGGGACTTGTCCCCTTATGAAAACAAGCAGGGATTCGCGGCGCGCGGGCTGTCATGTTCTGTTGGCTTTCCCTTGGCAACTTGAGGAACAGGGGCAATGCTGGCCTTTGGTACGTCAACGGCAACAACGGCACCGGCAACGCCAGGTGGAACATCGGCTCGCGCCTATCTGGACAAAACAAGCAATCATTCCAGCTACACATATACTTCCGCCGCGACTACCCGCCGCCGCTGGTGGCGAGCGGGCATTTGGCCTGGGTCAACTGACTGAAATGGCTTTAAGACCACTGGGTTAGTAGCCGACAGGTGAAACCTCAGACAGTATCCAGAGAGAAACGGTCTGAAAATTGAAAACATATTGCAGAGGGCTTCGCATAGACGGAGCCCTCATTTATAGAGCTTACGGTAATTGGCTTAAGGCACCGGCAGGCAAGAAGAACGCCTGGCGCGTGCCGATTGAATACGGCAGCGTGGCTTCGCTTCTGGCTGAGATCGAGGGCGAGATTTGCCATCGCTCGCTGGCATTTCAACCGATCAGACGCCATTGGTACCGCGAGCCAACCAACGGAAAGCTACGGCTCATCGGCGTGGAGAGCGTCAAGCAGCAGGTCTGCGATTACGTCGCAATTGAGGCTCTTCATGACTTGTTGCACGCTAAGGTTGGCTTCTGGCAGGTTTCGAGCGTCAAGGGCAAGGGGCAGACTATGGCGGCGAATGCCGTGAGCCGCTGGTCTCAGGAGGGCGGCTATTTCGTCCACCTTGACATTCGCAAATGCTATCCGTCAATCAAGACAGACGTGGTGATGGGCGTCCTTCACCATTATGTACGGAACCCTACAGTCATGTATGTATGCAGGACGCTGCTCTCCACATACGATGACGGGCTTGAGATCGGCAGCTACTTCAGCCTCCGCATGGCGCAGCTCGTGCTGTCTTTTGGCTACCACGCCGTAGAGGATATGCATAAGGTGCGACGAGGTAACAGGGTCGCGATGGTGTCTCATCAGCTTTGGTACGCAGATGACATCTATCTATTCAGCCAGGACAAGCGCAACTTGCGAAGTGCCGCAAGGGGATTGCAAAGACTCCTCCTTAAGCGCTACGGGCTGCATCTCAAGGCATGGAAAATCTGCCGAATATCGAACGATGAGCCGGTGGATGTCGTCGGGTTCACCGTGCGACCAAACCGCGTAACGCTGCGACCGTCGCTGTTCTTGCGCGCGTGTCGGGCATATCGGAAATACAGGCGTTTACCCACTCTCAAGCGCGCAAGGCGCGTGACGAGCTACAACGGCTGGTTCAAGCACTCAGATTCGAGCAACCTGGTTAAGGACAACGGATTTGACCAGGTATTCAAAATGGCAAGGCGGCACGTGAGTGCTGCGGGAAGGAAGAAACATGAGTTATCAGACAGTATCGGCAACACCGCTCGCACCTGTGCTAATCGAAGCGCGTGCCGACGGTCTCACGTCTGACGTTTGGATGCGCAAGAACATCCAGAAGGACGTCGCAGACAATGGAAGAGAAGCCGGCAACGCCAGATCGGAAGAGCACACGTCTGA